CCCGCCTCGCCGTTTGGCGCCACAACAGCTTCTTCGGTCATGCACGCATGATGGAGGCACAGGCACAAGCTATCATGAATGCCCCCTCTGTGACGGCGGAGGCGAAAGGAACTGCCGGGCAAATTCAACTTCTCGCCCGCACCCTCCGCGCCCAGTTGAAGGAGCGCGTCAAGCCATGACCCTCTATGTGATCCGTCATCGCCCTTCCGGACAAATCTTTCCGTGGGTGAAGGACGCCACCACCATGATCGAGTTCCCTTACGATGAACCGCTTATGCCTCGCCTCTTCTCCAGTCCCGGCCGAGCCAGTGCGTTACTTGGCACCTATTGTCGCGGACCTCTCCGGCCTATCTTCAACTCTGCAGGCGAATATGTTCGTCCTGTCCGTGACAAATCGCGCCTTCGCCCCCGAGATGCTTTCGAAATTCTCCCCGTCACCCTCACTTATGGAGACCCACTGTGAGCCACACTCCCACCCCTGAACAACAGGCCGTCATTGACGCTGCGGTCAACTCGAAGGATAACCTCATCGTCTCCGCCCTCGCCGGCGCGGCCAAGACCTCGACCCTTGTGATGATCGCCGCGGCATTGAAGGACACCAACATTCTTTGCCTCGCCTTCAACAAACGCATCGCCGTGGAGATGCAGGAACGTCTCCCACCTAACTGCAAGGCGATGACTCTCAACAGCCTCGGCCATCGCACATGGGCCGAGGTCATCTCCCGTCGTCTCACCCTCGAAACCAACAAAACCTTCAAAATCTTGACCGAACTCATCCAAAAGCTCGGCAAGCGCGAACAGGAGGAAGCCTATGCCGACTTCGCCGACACTATGAAGGCCATCGACTTCGGCAAAGCCTGCGGATACATTCCCTCCAAACATTTCGAAAACGCGAAAGCTTTGATGCGAGACGACGACTTCTTCGGGCATCTCGAAGAGGAACCCTCCCTCATCCAAGAGATGCTCATCCGCAACGCCTCTCTCATCTCCATTCAACGGGGGATGGAGGGAGTCATCGACTTCGGCGACCAGATTTTACTGCCGACCGTCTTTCCCTGCATGTTCGAGTTCTTCCCCCTCGTCATGGTTGACGAGGCACAGGACCTCTCCGCCCTCAATCACGCCACCCTGCGCAAGCTTGCGAAACGGAGGTTGATTGCGGTGGGAGATGAAAATCAGGCCATCTATGGGTTCCGGGGCGCCCACGAGGACTCGATGCCCTTCCTCGCCGAAACCTTTAAGATGCGAAAGCTCATGTTAAGTGTTAGCTTCCGGTGTCCCTCTTCCGTGGTGGCCGAGGCTCAGTGGCGAGCCCCTCACATGCGCTTCCCGGAGTGGGCAAAGGAGGGGAAGGTCTCCCGTCTCGTTGAGTGGGACGCCCAATCTCTCCCGCCACAGGCCGCAATCATTTGCCGCAACAACGCCCCTCTCTTTTCGATGGCCATCAAGCTTCTCAAGAACGGCCGTTACCCTCAGATCATCGGCAACGACATCGGCAAGTACCTCTTGAAAGTGATGAAGAAGTTCGGCAAGAATGATCTTCCTCGGGCCGAGGCCATGATCGCCCTCTCCGACTGGGTAGCGGAAAAGCTGAAGAAGTCCCGTTCCCCCGCAAAGGTCCACGATCAAGAGGCCTGCATTCGTGTTTTCCTCGAACAGGGAGAGACCCTCGGTGACGCTCTCGCTTATGCCGAGCACATTTTCGCCTCTCAAGGCCCCATCCAGTTGATGACCGGACACAAATCGAAGGGTCTCGAGTTCGATGATGTCTTCTTCCTCGACGAACATCTCATCAACGTGGAGGAACCTCAAGACCGTAACCTCAAATATGTTATCCAAACTCGCGCCAAAGTCAATCTCACGTACGTCAACTCTGAGGATTTTTTCGATGCCAAAGCAACTGAATAATCGTTCCCGCCGCACTCTTTGCCTGAACTGGTCCGAAGAATTTTTCCTAGCCCTCACCACCAAGGGGGTTGAAATCATCCCGGAAATTCAGTCACTTGAAAAGAATGAAGTGGAAAATATTGGACTACGAGTCTTCGGTGAGAAACTTCCTAACAGTGTCCTCTCCGCCGTCTTTCACGCCCTCAGTTCCTCCATCCACCCCGTCAACGGCAACACCATCTTCCTCGTCGCCGCCATATTGGATGATACTTTGGAGGCGTATGATATGGTTCATTCCAATGTGGAACCACCCATATCAAACGCTCCTCCAAAATAATCATTGACAATCGACCGAGTTTCGGACATTCTGTACACGTTTCCACCCCAAACCAAAGGAACACATTTTCCCATGAAAACCATCTCCATTAACGGCATCGCGTTTGACGTCTCGGCCCCCTACACCGTCGGTCATCAGATCACCGAGGCCGAGGCCAAGGCCCTCAATCAGGTCCGCGCTGAAAACATCGGCAACAACTTCCGTAACGCCGTGAAGGACGCCGTGGCGAATGGCACCGTCGAGGCCGTCCGTGCTCAGTTGACCGAGTATGACTCCAAGTACACCTTCGCCATGGGCGGAATGACTCGCACTCCGATCGACCCGATCGAGGCCGAGGCGATCAAGATCGCCAAGGAAGTCATCAAGGCGAAGCTCTCGGAGAAGGGCATCACCGTCAAGGCGTACCTCGCCAACGAGGCGAATGCCGAGAAGTACGAGGCTGCCATCGAGCGTATCTCCTCTACCGAGGAAACCCTCAAGCTCGCCAAGCAGCGCGTCAACCTCAAGAAGAAGTCCGTCGATCTCGCCGGCGACGACCTCGGACTCGGCGCCTAAGCGCCGATAGGGCACGGATGCCAACGGTCCCCCCTGTTCCCCATCCGTGCCCGCTCTCTTTCGCGGCGTTGAAGGAAACGCAATAGATTAGGCGGTAGCTACAGGAATATAGTCAGCTTTCGTTTCGGACGTATCACTTAAAGCCTGTAAGCAGGTATCAAGCCCTGCCGAAAAAATTCCCCTCCCGCATTACTCCATGGTGCGAGGGGGTTGAGGCGACCGGGGAGGCACCGCACCAGTCTCCCCGGTCTGCCATCACCACGGTGCAAAACGGAGATTAACATGCAATTTGAAGCCGTCCTTCGCGGAGCCGACTTCCGCCCCATTGAGGCACAAGCCCGCGTTTCTTCCCTCGAAGAGGGGGACTCACTTACTCTCTTGCGTGAGCCCGGTAATCGCTTTGACTCCAACGCCATCATGGTGTTGGACCCAGACAGTGAAATGCACCTCGGTTATGTGGCGAAAGAGGTCGCCGCCGAGCTTGCCCCTCTCATGGACGAGGGAGAGGAGTTTGTCTGCTCGGTAGGCGGTAAGATGAGTGCCAAGTCGGTCATCCTTTCCATCCTGTCCTCGGATGAAGCTGACGCTTCTTGAACTCCTCTACGCCGCTTGGCACAGCGAGCATGGAGTTGCGGTCAAGTGTGAAAATCCTCAACTCCTTCGCGGCCAACTATACAAGACGCGGGCAGAGGACTCGGACTTAATGTCCCTCTCCGTCATCCTCTCCCCGCAGAGTCCGTCCGACGAGATTTGGATTTTGAAGGAACGACCGAATGTCAAAACCCCGGATTGAGGATTGTACAAAACACACTCTCCTCCTCTTCACCGGAGACTACAAGCGTTTGCAGGACGCCTATCCCGAACTGGGGGCGGCACAGGTCATCCGCCAACTCGTCCGTGCCCATCTCAACAAGATCGACCCCCCTCTCAAACCCTCTGACCTCCCAACTGGAGTTGACCTATGAGCACTCTTCTCGAACTCATGTCCGCCGATCCCATGAAGATGACCAAGGAGGACATCAAACAGATCATCCACTTCTACCGTGAACGCCGCGCCATGTTCAACCTCGGCAACATCACTGCCGGGAACGTCAAGCCTCCCTCCCCCAAACTGGCCGCCGCCCTCAAACTTGCCCCATCCGATCTCGACCTCTGATGCTCGAAAATCTTCTAGCCAAGGCTGAACAAGAATATGCGGCCGAGTGCGCCCGCGTCGATGCCATTCTTGCCGAGTGTGCCCACGATCACATCTCTCCCGGCAACGATTACTGGCTTCGCAAAGTTCACTTAGAGAAAAAGTTGAAACTCCTCCGCGAAATCAAGGAACTCCTCGATGGACCAATCACATGAAACTCCCTCCAACTTTCGAGACGGCGTACAGTACGCTTGGGATGCAACGAGCCTGAAGGCCGCCCTCACCTGCCTCCGCTACTACAAATATAAGATCATCGACGGTTGGCAACCAGTTCACGAACGCGTTCATCTCCGCTTCGGTGGGCATTACGCCACCGCCCTCGAACACTATCACAAATACCGCGCACAGGGCATGTCGCTTGATGATGCCCTCATCGAAGTCGTCCACGAAACTCTGCGAGATACGTGGGAGGTGGTTGGTTCAAAGGATGGCGAGCCCATCGGAAAACCGTGGCAGTCCTTCGACACGAACAAAACCCGCGAGACCCTCATCCGCTCAATCATCTGGTACATCGACACTTTTGCGAATGACTCACTGGAGACGGTCATTCTCGAAAACGGCAAGCCTGCCGCCGAGCTTTCTTTCACTCTCGAGGTCGATGGAGGTAATCTCTTTTGCGGCCACATTGATCGGCTTGTTCAGACTGGTGGGGACTATTTCATCACTGACAACAAGACAACCGGATCAACTATTACCTCGCGGTTCTTCGACCAGTTCAATCCCGACACACAGATGTCCCTCTACTCCTTCGCGGGAAAGGCCATCTATGACATTCCCGTTAAGGGAGTTGTCATCGACGGTGCCCAGATCGCAGTGGGCTTCACCCGCTTTGAGCGGGGCTTCACCTTCCGCACCGAGGATCAACTCGACGAGTGGTACGGTGAAACCATTGCCTTCATCGAGCACGTGCAGGACATGACCCTCGCCGATATGTTCCCCCAAAATCCCACTGCCTGCGGAAATTATGGAGGATGCGAGTTCCGTCACATCTGCTCGAAGAGCCCTCATGTGCGCGAGCAATTCTTGAAGGGAGATTTTGTGAAGGTGAAGCCTTGGAATCCCTTGGAAAAGAGGTGACACAAATGACCAAACTCTCCGCCCACCACGCCGGGCAGTTCGTCAAGCTTCTCTACATGGGAAACAGTTCGGTCGGAAAGACCGGCTCCCTCGTCTCTCTCGTCAAGGCCGGATACCAACTTCGCATCCTCGACATGGACAACGGGCTCGACGTACTGAAAGCTTACATCGAACAGGAATGCCCTGACAAGATCGACGCAGTAGATTACGAGTCTCGTCGTGACACATATAAGGCCTCTCCCCTCGGCGCCATCATTCAGGGCGTTCCGAAGGCATACATCGACGCCCTCAAGTTGATGACCGGGTGGAGTGACAAAACTATCCCTGCCGAGTGGGGACCGCAGACCATATTCATCATCGACTCCTTCACCGGCCTCGCCCGTGCCGCATATGAGTGGGCAAGGGCGTTGAACCCAAACGCCAAGGAACCCCGCACATGGTTCTACGCCGCTCAGCAGGCGTGTGAGAATGTCCTCTCCCTCCTCACTAACGAGAAGTTCCGCGCCAACGTCATTATCATCGCTCACGTCGATTTCCGTGAGCAACAGGACGGCACCTTGAAGGGTTTCGCCAAGTCCATCGGCAAAGCCCTCGGCGACACCATTCCCACCTACTTTAACAACGTCGTCCTCGCTCGTTCGAGCGGGAGTGGCACTGCAGTGAAGCGCGAGATTATGACGGTCTCGACGCCCATGGTCGATTTGAAGAGTTCGGTTCCCTTCAAACTCGATCCCTCCCTCCCCTTGGGAACCGGCCTAGCAACCCTCTTTGAAAAACTCAAAGGAACACACACATGAATTTTCTCGACACTCTGAAAACCCGTGCGAATGAAATCGAGCGGCCTCCTCTCATTCCGATAGGCACCTACACCGCGATGGTGAAGAAGGTGCCGGAAAGTGGTTCAGTCAGCGATGGGAAGTGGGATACCCTCGATTTCCAGCTCCAGCTCGTCTCGGCGGGAGAGGACGTTGATCAGGATGATCTCGCCAAGTTCGGCGGGCTCGGTGGTCACGCCACTGTCCGCCACCGCTTCATGTTCAACACCGAGGACAAGGCCGCGTTCGACCGCACCCTCTTTCAGTTGAAGCGCTTCCTTCTCGACCACCTGAAGGTGAGTGGGAGCGACGACTCCACCCTCGCCGAGTTGATCAACAACTCCGTCAACACTTCTTGCCTCGTCGCAATCAAGTGGCGGGCGGACAAGAACGACGCCGAGACGCAGTACGCTGAAATCCAGCGCACCGCCCCTACGGACTGACAACTCGGGGCCGAGGACAATGGTGCCCTCGGCCTTTTTCATGGAGTCTAACATGTCAAAGAAAATGCTTTCCTTCTCCGAAAAGTTGAAGGTCTACAAACGGCTCAAGGAAGTCTGTCATAAGCGGGGCGACCTCGCAATTTATGACAGTGGACATGATGATGGGACTGTCGCCAAGGAGTTTGGCTGTACCAGCGTCAACGTCGCTTCAGTCCGAAAAGAGATGATCGGAAAAACTATCACCACTCGACAAATTAGTGGGCATACCCCTGCGGGTTCTCTCTATTACCGAGTCCGTGACATCGAGGATTATCTCACTCGCCAGCACCCTGACTGGCGTGACACCACTAAAAAGGAATAACCCATGACGAGTGGCCACTTCACTTCTTTCCCCCTCGACTCCATCGTCGTTGAGCGCGATAAGCGCCAGCGCAAAGAACTAACCGGGATCACGGAATTGGCGTGGTCACTCAACTCCATCGGTCAAATCAACCCCCTCATCATTACGCGAGATGGTATTTTGAAGGCGGGGGAGCGGCGATTGACTGCCGCCAAACAACTCGGTTGGACCCATATCAACGTCCAATTCACCGATGAACTCGATCCGGCCCAACTTGAACTTCTCGAACTCGAAGAGAACGTTCGCCGGGTGGATTTGACGTGGCAAGACCAGTGCCTCGCCATCGAACGTTATCATCAGCTTCGAGCAAGAGATAATCCTGAATGGACGGGGAAAATGACTGCCGAGGCCCTTCGCCTCAGCGAACAGGACGTTTCCCGCCGTCGCAACATCGCCAGGGAAATTGAGAATGGCAATACCACTGTCATCGAGGCTCCGAAGTTCAGTGTCGCTTCGGGCATCGTACAGCGCGCGACTGAACGCCGAGTGGCTGCTCAACTTGACACCCTCACAGAAAGAGTCACGAATGCACCAGTTGTCCGCGAGGCTCCGTTACTCAACATTGACTTTGATGAATGGTCCGCCTCCTATGTCGGACCAAAGTTCAACTTTATCCATTGCGATTTTCCTTATGGAATTGACGCAGGAAATCATAATCAAGGAGCAGCTCCTGCTTTTGGGGGATACGAGGACAGCCCCGAGATATACTGGAAACTTCTTCAAACACTTGAACGCTCAATGAATAATGTGGTCGCCGAGTCGGCCCACCTTATGTTCTGGTTCTCGATGCAGTATTATCGAGAAACGATAGACCTCCTCTCCGCGATGGGGTGGAAAGTCCTCCATCTTCCCCTCATTTGGCACAAGTCCGATAACAGTGGCATCCTCCCCGATCCCTCTCGCGGACCCCGGTGGATATACGAGACTTGTCTGATGGCCAGCCGAGGCGACCGGAAGATCGTTCGCGCCGTCTCTAACCTCGTCTCCGCCCCTAACACCAAGCGCATCCACATGAGTGAGAAGCCTCAGGCTATGTTGCGCAAATTCATGGAGATGTTTGTAGATGAAAGTACCGCTATTCTTGACCCCACTGCTGGAAGCGGCAATGCACTCCGTGCCGCCGAGGCCCTCGGTGCCACCCGAGCTCTTGGCCTCGAAATCAATACCGAGTTTTTCAACAAAGCAAAGGAAACCTACTATGACATCGAATGAGACCGATCAACTCGTCACGGCCCGCAAATCTACTCATGGAGCATTTGAAGATCACGCTCGCGTCACACAATGTTTCAAGGATGTTTTCAATGTCGAACTGGCGCAGAGGGCAGCCCGTAAACAACCTCCCCTCTCCGACACGCAAAAAGAGTCCATCGAAATGATCCTCCACAAGCTCGGTCGCATCATCGCCGGGGATGCCAGTTTCGACGACCACTGGAATGACATCGCAGGATATGCTAGAATAGCTAACGGATCAGTTGGTTAGCCATATCATTCCAATTTGGAACGAGCCATATCAATAGGGGTGCGGAATGTTAATGATCGTCGGGGAGGCTTGGGGCTGTGAGGAAGAAGATGCAGGGGGTGTTCCCTTTGTGGGCGCATCCGGCAAACTACTTCGTGGATTGCTTCGGCAAGTGGGTATTGCGTATGACGAAGCCTATGTTACGAATGTCTTCAACCTCCGGCCTCACCCTTCCAATAACATCATCAACCTCTGCGGCTCGAGGGGAGAGGGCATACCGGGCTATCCGGCCCTCTCCCGAGCTAAGTATGCGAAGGCTGAGTACGCTTCGGAACTCGATCGCCTCTTCGAGGAAATTGCCCGCGTCAACCCCACCCTCATCCTCGCTCTCGGCGCCACTCCCTCATGGGCGCTTCTCAAAACGAGTGGCATTAAGTCTATTCGTGGCGCTCCTCTTCCTTTTCATCTCAGCGGACACACATACAAAGTCCTCCCCACCTATCATCCCGCCGCGGTACTCCGTGATTGGTCTCTCCGACCCATCCTGCTCGCCGATCTTCATAAGGCTCGGCGAGAGCTTGAGTACCCCGACATACGTCGCCCGCAGAGGTCCATCTGGATCGAACCCACCTACACCGACCTCATCGCCTTCGAGTGCGGATATATCAATTCTTCCCCTCAGTTGTCAATTGATATTGAAACAGAGGCGGAGCAAATAACCTGCATCGGCTTCGCCCCCTCTCCCTCCATCGGTCTCGTCGTCCCCTTCGTCGATAAGACGAAACCGGGCAATTCATATTGGAAGACCCTCGAGGAGGAAGTTCGGGTGTGGCAGTGGGTTCGCAAAATGTGCGGGCTCAAGAAAAGGATTGTCGGCCAAAACTTTCTCTACGACATTGGCTATCTGTGGGGCAAATACGGCATCCCAGTCCCCCACGCCACCGACGACACGATGCTCCTCCACCATTCCCTTCAACCCGAGATGGACAAAGGTCTCGGCTTCCTCGGTTCCATCTACACGGACGAGGCCTCATGGAAATTCATGGGGCGAGCCAAACATAAAACGCTGAAGACGGAGGACTGATGAACTACATCGCATCCCCATACAGCCACCCCTCCGCCGAGATGCGGCAATGGCGATACGAAGCTGTCAACGCCTACACGGTTGCCCGCATCAAACAGGGCGCCTGTTGCATCTCTCCCATCAAGTACCTCCACAACGATGCCGTCGAACATCAGATGCCCCTCGACGCCCTCTTCTGGCACTCCTTCAATATGCAACTTCTCCGCCGCGCCGATGCGATTGAAGTCCTCTGCATCCCCGGTTGGGAGGAGTCAAAGGGGGTTCAGAGTGAAATGCAGATTGCCGAACACCTCGGCATTCCTATTATCTTTGCGAGGACATAATGAATACCATTCAGTTTACGTATCGAAATAACAGCGGTAAACTTACGCAACGGCGTGTTATACCTGATGCACTTGAGTATGTGGTTAGAGGAGGTTACAATTATCAGCCCGGATGGGCAATATCAGGTCTTGACGTGGACCGTAACGTTCGCCGTACCTTTTTTCTAACTCACATTGTGTTTGAGAGGGACGCAAATTTTGATTTTTATTCTCTTAAGTTGAGAGACTAATTATGCGCATCATCCAGACCGCCGACCTTACCCCGTCTTCCAAACTTACCCAAAATGAAAACGACTGGGTCTACAACGGCTTAGATGTTTGTGTCACTCTTGAAATTGTCAATACCCTCCTCGATCAGCTTGATCCTGTCTCCGAGACCACCTATTCTTTCGAACGCAATCTACAAGGTCCGATCCTTGAAATGTCCTCTCGTGGCATTCGCGTTGACCTTGCCCGCCGAGACAAAGTCCTCGCCAAATACACCGCCGAGATCGAAACACTCAGCTTACAGACAAACGAAATCATCCGCGAGGGTATAGGCGTCAATCTCAACTGGCGCTCTCCCACTCAATTGAAGAGGCTCTTCTATGATATCCTCAACCTCCCCGCCGTCAAGAAACGGAATAGTCTTGGCCAGTATGCCCCCACCATCGACCGAGACGCAATGGAATACCTTTCACAATATATGCTTGCTGAGCCTCTCTGTATTCGGCTGTTACGCCTTAGGGACCTCGACAAGAAATGTCAGTTCCTCCGAAAGCAGATCGACCGAGACGGACGAATGCGAAGTAACTATAACATTGCCGGAACAAATACTGGCCGACTTTCCTCCTCAGCTAGTATCTTCGGTACAGGAGGCAATCAACAAAATATTGACCGCGAGGAACGGGCCATCTTCATCGCCGACCCCGGAATGAAACTGGTAAACCTCGACCTCGAGCAGGCCGACGCTCGCAACGTGGGCGCCATCTGTTGGAACCTCTTCGCGGAGAAATACGGTGAGAGTTTTGCTGGAGCTTATCTTGGCGCTTGCGAGTCTGGTGATCTTCACACGTCCACATGTAGGCTTGCATGGACCGACCTTCCTTGGACGGACGATCCAAAGGAAAACAAGAAGATTGCGGAGCAGATTGCGTATCGTCAGGACTCGTATCGGCAACTAGCGAAGAAGCTAGGTCACGGCACAAATTATTATGGAACCCCGAGGACGATGGCTAAACACGCCAAAGTTCCCATCAAACAAATCGAAGACTTCCAAAGGAGATATTTCGATGGCTACCCGTGCATCAAAGAGTGGCACAAAGAAGTCAAGAGGCAAATCCGCGAAGCGGGGTTCATCACCACCCTCCTCGGTCGGCGCAGGTGTTTCTTCGGAAGACCCGAAGATGACAGCACCCTCCGAGAAGCCATCGCCTACGAGCCCCAGTCCCTCACCGCCGATGAGATCGATACAGGAATTATACGGCTCTTCCTTTCCCGCCGAGTTGAACTCCTGGCTCAAGTCCACGACAGTGTCCTCTTCCAAATTCCCGAAGGCCGAGAGGAAGAGTTGGTTCCATGGGCTATGGGACAGCTTATCACGCATATTCCACTCGTGAAGGGGAGGGACTTCGCCGTTCCAGTTGACGCCAAGGTTGGGTGGAACTGGGGGGATGTTGTTCTCGACAAAGAGGGAAATGTGGTTGACAATGTAGATGGATTGGTGAAATGGAAGGGGCAGGACAAAAGAAAGCGGTCGGAGGACTCTCGCTTGTCTCTGAAAGCCCTGCTCTGAAAAGCCGTCGTCACGGCAATTGGATCACCGCCTTTCTTGAATATACGAAAGACCTGCCCAGTCCAAGATTGTTTCGGAAATGGGCAGGCATTGCGGCGGTGGCTGGGGCGCTCGAACGAAAGGTGTGGCTTCGTACGGCCATCGGAGAGCTTTATCCAAATCTCTACACTGTCCTTGTCGGCCCGCCGGGAGTCGGCAAGACAGTAGTCACATCCATTGTGCAATCTCTGTGGGGTGAACTCCCTGACCATCACCTCGCCCCATCCTCCGTCTCCCGCGCTAGTTTGATCGACGCCCTTCGTGATGCCGAGCGCCGCGTAGTGATGCCCTCACAAAATCCGCCCGTCCTCACCTTCCACTCCCTCTTAATTGCCGCCAATGAACTCGGCGTTCTCATTCCCGGCTACGATAATGACTTCATGAACACTCTCACCGACATCTATGACGGAAAGAGATACGGGGAGAAGAAACGTTCAAAGGAACTCAATTTCATCCTCCACCACCCACAGTTAAACTTGCTCGCCGCCACCACCCCCTCTTATCTAAACAACGTGATGCCAGAAGGCGCATGGGATCAAGGTTTTATCTCCCGCGTGATCGTCGTCTACAGTGGCGAGAATATCATCCGTGACCTCTTCACCGAAATTGTTCAAACCACCGGCGGTTATACTGACCTCCTTCACGACTTAAAGATTATTGGCTCAGCGGCAGGAAAAATAAAATTCGAAGAGGACGCTGCCCATGCCATTAACCATTGGAATAAACTGAAGGGACCGCCCACTCCCGAACACCCAAAACTCATCCACTATAATGCCCGCCGTACCACTCAACTTTTAAAATTATGTATGGTCGCATCTATCTGCCAGCGCAACGATCTAGTCGTCACGTTGAAAGATTATGCGATGGCCCTTGATTGGCTTCTCGAGGTCGAGGCCGCGATGCCCGAAGTCTTCAAATCAATGGCCATAGGAGGAGATGCACGAGCCATCGAAGACACCTATTATTTTGCTTATCAATATTGGCTCAAAACACAACAGCCTATCCATGAGGCCCGTCTTATCGACTTCCTCCAAACCCGAGTCCCGGCCCATAATGTTGAGCGGATCATTCAACTGATGGTAAAGGGGAGGATGTTTGAAAAGAGATTGGACGGGTACGTGCCCCGTCCAAAAAAGCCTGATTAGCGTTTGATCTTATCAACGAGGGCTACGCCGGTAGTACCCGCGATGATGGCGTAGGCCCAATCCACCGTCGCTCCCGGAGAGGGCCACGGGCCGAGCCCATAATAGATGAGAAGCGGAACGCCCAGTTGATACCACATCAGCACGGCCAACTGACTGATCCCTACCGCCGCGATGTAGCGCTGCATGATAGGAGAGGAACGCACGGTCGCCTGAAAGCTCTCGAACGTTCCTTTTAACAGGTCCGCATCGGTAGAGGCTAACTGAGTCTGCAGGTCCGCCCGAATTTTCTCCCGGTCCAGTTTAATCTTTTGAGTTGTCTCAATCAGATTGAAAATCTTGTCGAGGATCGGACCAGTCACGAAACTGAGTATCGCCCCAAACGGGATCACTTCTCACCCACCTTTCCAGTCGTCTTCCATCGCAGGATGGCAGTTGTGACGGCGAGAGCTGCCATGATGCCGAGGACAGTCAGGTTCTTTTTATCCCACGCCAAGACGTACTGGCGCCAATCCAGTCCCTGCAATGCCCCGACTGCCTCAGTTAAGGCCGGAAGGATTGCGCCGATAACGCCCATCGCCGAGGCAAAGACCTGTGTGCGCCATCCCTTCAACTGCGGGAGGAAAAGGACGAGAAGGACGATTGCAACGATGCCGAGTAGAACGTAACCCATTTTAATTACCTCCAGTTACAAGATTGTAGATAAGTGCCGCCAGTGCGAGAAGAAGTGCCACGAGGCCACCGGCAACTGCCTTCGGGGGCACGGAAGGTTTTGGAGGAAGTCCAACTTCGGGGGGATGAACGTCCACTGGAGGAGCGGTTGGATATGCTGCCGCATAGGCATCCCGCGCCAACAGCGCCCATTCCATTCGAAGAGGATAATGTTTGATGCCTGCCCGCTCGAACGCCTTTTCGAACGCCTCGACTTTCCCTTGCAGTCCCACCGCCGCTTTCACTGCCGTGATTGCCGCCGCCTCTGGTCCACGCAATTCGAGGACCAGGTATTTGTAATTCGCCTCATCACTCGCCGGATTGAGTCCGTGCAAATTGCAGTAATTTTCGTAGGCTCGCCGCCGAGGCCCTGTCCACTGTGCCCATCCATAACCTCCCCGCGAGCCCTTCACCGTCGGCTTTTCTTCCTGCAACGCAGTCAATCCCCGACTTTCATGCCCAAGGTTTCCAAAAATCGCTTCCGTATCTTCCAGCCCAACCGCAAGGTCGGCCATCATCCTGCGCATGTATCCGGGCACCTTAGTTCGAAAATTCTCCTTCGGTGTCATAGGGACTGTCCTTTCGTTTTAGCTTCCCATCCATCGCCTACCATAACGATACACGCGCGCTTGCGGTCTGTCATTAGGATAGTCCATGTTCCGGCTGTTGAAACATACAGTTCCATCAATAGGCCATTCCTAAGCATGACGCCCTGTCCGTTGAGGACTTCATGATATTGATTTCCCAGCCCCTTCACGATCTCTGTCCAAGAGGCACAACTCGGCGTTTGAACCATAAGGGCCGAGGCCAACATAATCGCCATCACTTTGCACCGCCATTTCCCGGCACCCTCTCATTCAGCGCCGTAGCCAGTTTCTCCACATTCACGTTCAACGTTTCGAGGCGGATGTTCATTCGATCGAGTGCATTCGTCAACTGTCCAAACTGATTTTGAACGTTTGCCTGCAGCGCTTCCCGTTGTTGCCGACCAAAGGTCAAGCGACTGTCGAGGTCCTGCAATTTCAATTCTTGCTGTTGATTGTCCTTTTGTAGTTCGGCCATGCCACGCTGCAACTCATCGAGTGTCGATCGTGCGAAATAGGCGATCAAACTGACAAGCATCATAAGCACTACCGGAGAAAATCTCCCCAACATAATGAGCCAAATATTATTGGCAATTCGTTCTGGAGTAGTCATGCCGCTCTCCTATACAGTCCGATACCGCAGCCAAGAGCCTTTTCGAACGTTGAGCGCCGTGGCGCTTGAGGCATTTTGTGCCACCTGCAACGCAAATGTGCCGGGATTAGCGCCATTTTCAATAGTGGCGAAAAAGCGGATGGCCGTTTCCTCATTACCCGCAGGGGTATTATTGCGAAGTTGTCCATAGGCAGCAATGTCAAACGCACTGACATTCCCGCCATCATCGACTTCCAGTTCATATGCTTGCACCCTCGTCGGAGCAGCCGGGCCGGTAATGCCAAACTTATGACCGGATACTGAAGAGACGGACAGGTACAGGCAGGCCTCAATTGCATACGTTGTATTTGCTGCCATGGTAAACTGGAGGTCGGGGTCATTAGCTAAAACAGTGTTATTGGTAATTGGATAGGTTGTGTCGATCGCACAGTCTGTCCATGAATTTCCTGTCGCGGCAAGGCTGATCGCCCCACTCGGATCGTCATAAGTGACGGTGATGCCACTGTGAACGCCGAGGGCAAAGGCGGCGGCCACGGCGTCAACGGCATACTCAGGAATATCCGTAATTCCGTAGCCCGAAACCGTAGTTGGAACTCCCGTCAGTGCGCCAAAAGCGTGAGAGTGTCCCGCGAGGGAGAAGCTCGCTGAACTGTACGTACTGTCTTTGATGAGTGTTCCACTCGTCCCGTCAAACGCAGCGAAACGATTGGCTACCGCCGAGGCTGGCCCGGCCACCGCACCGGTCAACGAGACTATCGTCCCCCCATCCACAAGGTCCGCCACGGCCTGCTTCAACTGTTGGATTTGCATCACCATCAAATCCAACTGAGCTTCAAGGGTTTCGGGCAAATAGGCACTTCCATTTGAAACGGTCAGTTCCTGTGTGTAGGGGACGATACGTTCGACCAGTAATTGATGGGTGGCGGGGAGTGGTGAGCCGAGATAGAGATAGTCAATCGACCCCGAGTCCACTCCCACCCCATTCAACGTGTAGTCTGAGGACGCCACAACCGTCCCCGCTCCCGTCGCAATCACAATCCTCGTCACGCGAATGTGATCAGCCGAAAGCACCTTGAATGAATGGGGAAAGTTGGTTGTTACTCCATTTCCCGTATGGAGTGCCGAGGCAATTTCAGACGACAGACTCATTTCGATCTCCTTTCGGGCAGAGGCGCCCCGGCAGCTTCTTCAATCTTTGACAGGATGTTTCGAAAATACCAAAGGTTCTGGAAGAACATCATCAACCTGATCTGGTGAAGAGTACTCTTCGTAGGTTCATCCATCCCCGTGATGACGTTTGCGGATTTTTCGATGAGATCAAACGAGGGGCCAAGCGCGGCCTCAACCAAATCACCGCCCTCTCGCCGAGTGGTACGTTCCCCACTGAATGAAGCGTATCGACGGAGCAGAGGAATACGCTGCGCCACTCGTTGAATTTCATCAAAAATGCCAGTCACTCCCGAACGGGAGATGCCTTCATCCAGCCACCGTTCCATCGACCACTTTTGCATCTCCTCATAGGTTTTCCCTCCAACTGAGACCGCCCACAAGTACGCACTCAACATTCCCATTCCAATACTGAGTGCCACCCCGGTGAAGAACTTCGCATCGTGCTCCTGCAATCCCGCCATCAAAACCTTCTGTGTGGCGGTGATGCCGTAGGATTTGAACTGGGCGAGAACACGATAGAGGGGATTTGCATCCACCCAAGCGTAGCGCCCGAAGCCGGGAGTGATGATGGTTGCATCAACCTCCCCGCCGAGTGCGGCCCGATAGGCTCGCCGTGCACGAGCTACCGCAGGATCAGCGATATTCCATGCCTCGGTGTTGGGGAGCCAAATCCCATTAACCTTCCCCCCACCTTCTCCGTTCGTCACCTCACGCCAAATTGTCTCCGTCAGTTCCCCGTCAATATTATTACGGGCGAGGAATTCCTTTGCCTTCTCCAGTTGCTTCGGCGAGGCCTTAACATCCCCCATTAACATTGCGATGTTGTCGAGCAGCCGGGCATTCACCACTCCCGCCGTAATTTGCTTGAGTGCGGCATTCCACTGATCAATCAGTGTCATCATACCGAAACGAGTGGTCGCATAGTGAATACCCCTCTCGAGTTTCGTCCCTCGATGAGCGTCATCGAAGAGGTCACCAAACTCAAACATCCGAGTGTGCATCAGAGGATCAAGCGCCACTCCCGCATATTTGGCCTCCCTCTGTGACATTCGAATTGTCTTCCAGTCGTTGATCATCGGAATAATAGCATCTTTCAAGACGCGTGTAAAGCCCTGCCTCATTCCAATCCGCACAATGTCGGGAATGCTGGAGATGACAGTGCTGCCCATCAGCCGAAGAACATTCACCTCCATCGCAGTCTTTGCCGCCCGATACCCCCACGACTCGGGGTCTTTCGGAATACCGCGAATGCCCTTGGCTCGTTCGAGGAGGACCATCAAGTCTTTTTGTGCAGCATTATAGAAGTGCTCGATCTTTTGGCTTTCCTCTTCGAGGGCTTTTCCGGCGAGAGGCTTCCCGTCCTTTCCCTTTCGGCTCTTCAGGGCAAGGATCATCGCCTTCTTTTCATCATTCAGCTTGGAAAATTCCTTTGCCGCATCGGCACTGCCAAACACACGGGAAACGGCGAGGTCACCCCCCATCGTCCTCGTATAGATGGAGATAATCTTCTCCATATCAGTTTCAAGAAAATCCATAATTTTCTCGGAGGGAATATCGAGGACACGAGCAAGTTCCGGCCCCCTCTTTTCTCGAATAATATCACTGAACGCGAGGCGACGTTCAGTACCAAGAATTTTCTCAGTCACATTCTCTGCCATCTCACGGGAGATTTCAGAGAAATCCGCCTTGCCGGCGAGGACGTCCATGGCATTCGCCCCTCTCGCCCGCCATGCTTCCATAAATGCGCTTTCTCGCGCCGTCATCTTTTTCCGCAACTCGGCTTCCCTTGCTGCCCTCGCCTCAGGCGACATTGCCTCCACCCGCTTCCACAGTCGTTCATTCCGCAGTACTCGCTTTGCGTTCAACTGCGCGTGAGTTTCCGCAAGATCACGCTTCATCTGCTCCAGTTCAGCCTTCCATGCCTGTCGTTCGAAGTTGTCGAAGTTCTCAACTTTTTCGGCGAAATCGTCCATCTTCGAGGCAAGCTGTTCGATCTTCCCAGTAAGTTGCTCGGCCCGCCCGAAATCTTCCTTTTCGAGTGCACGAAGCTCCTCGTCGGCCTTATCAAACTTCTTCGCCGCCTCGGCAAACTGCGTCTTCGCCTTCGAGAGTTCCTCGTCCAGCCGTTCTCCACCTTCGGCGAGAAAACGATCCAACTTATCCAGTTGCTTCTGCGCCCGCAGGATGGTGTTAATCTGTGCCTCCTCATTGACCTCAATCTTATCGAGCCGAGCTTGCATCTTGGCATCAACAACCTCGTGCGCGCGGGAGAGGTCGTTCATCCTCTGGTGGATAGCTTTCACGGCAGCTTGATACTTAGTCAAATCTTCCCCGAGCGTCTTCCGCATCGCACTCTCATCCAGTGCTTTCTGCTTCAGTTGCGCTTCAATCTCCCCTATCCGATCCAGTCGGCGGAGAGCCTGTTCCGGCACAACCTCCCGCGCCTCCCGCAACGCTTTCAGTTCCGCCCGCAGTTCCCGTACATCCTTTGCAATCTCTTTCGTCGCCGCATCGGCAGCCACCACATCTAAGGGAGTAGTTTTTTCAAGCCCCGTTAACTGTGCTTCAAATTCCGCCCGCAGTTTTTTTGCTTCTTCGAGAGGACGCGCCATGTCTTCGAGTGTCTGTACTCCCCGCATCTTTCTCGCTTGAAACTTCTCTGCTGATTTCGTAAATTCTGCCTCGACTCTCTGCTTGAAATTTTGGGCGAGGATGTCGATGAACTCATTCTTGCGGCGTTCAATAACAGGGTGATTGTAAATGCGAGAAGCATAGTTCTTGTCACCGACGACTTTCTCCTCTCCCGTGAAGATGTTTGCTTCGACTCCCTCTTTATAAAGAGGCTTAAAGACTTCCGTGTCGATCTTCTGTGCGGCCTTTCGAATTTCTGGCGCAACGTCCCTCGTGAAGCCCGTCCAAAGATCGAGACTAACTTGACGTTTAAATTCCGGATAGGACATCCTCCCTTCCATCCACCCCGCCAGTCGAGCCCGAGCAAGCTTCGCTGGGCCAGAGGTATCGCCTTTAATCATCTCCTTATAGGCGGTCTCCAAAGCAACATGACCCTGATAAGCGTAATAAGCATATTGCCGCTTCAAATCTTCTACATTCCCGCCGGGAGAGGCCGCTCGCCAATCCTTATTGCCTTCGAGAAGGAGGGAGTCCTGCGAGAAGCCCGAGGTCATCTTTCGCAATTGTGCACTTCCGCCCATCTCACGCACGATTGAGGGGGCATTCCACTGTTGCAACCCTCGCACGATTGGGTTTTGAGCAAAGGGCAAGCGGGAAAGAGTGGTCACTCCTGCCCCGCCCTTCAACTTCCCCACATCCTGTGGACCATACGGAACGTCCGCTCCGACTGCACTTTCATGGGAACCGGGGACAGGCTTTGATATGGCTTCTGCCAAATTGGAATTAACCATATCATTCGCTAGACGATCAAGCTTTGATTTTGAGAGGGAATGAGCGAGACCGCCAAGGGCGGCGCCGAGAAGAGTGGAAGCGCCGAGGGAAAAGGCAATCTCTTCCTTCGTTCGAGTTTCTTGATTTTGCGCCAATACCAGTTCCTGTGCCGCCGCCCCCGCAAAGACACTCGCCGCGCCCATCAAGACTGCCTTAACACCTGTCGCCCCGGTCATGAAGGGCATCAAAGTGGTGGGAGAGGCCGCCCCGGCGCCCACTTGCGCAAGCAAGCCAAGATACCCGGATGCAGCCAGGGTTCTACGATCTTTCTCCTCCCTCTTTATCTTCGCCGTCTTCCAGTCCAACTCTGCTTCACTGTAAACGTCAAGATAATGTTCACCTTGATTGAGCAAGTTCCGTTTCTTCAGTGACTCCACTAAGTCGAAACTTTGTGCCTTCTCCATTCGAGGACGATTAATCATGTCATAGAAATTCCAGACATCATTCTCCATCCGCATTGCTGCGCCGACGGTCTGGCCAAAAGTAGGTTCAGGAACCTGAACCTCTGGCATCAAGGTCGGATGCGTCAATTCTGGCAGAACATCCTCGTCCGCATAGATGGGCATCACTTCGGCTCCAACTTCTTCATCTGGTCTTTCGTCTTTTCTTGCAACTGCACCTCGGCGGCGCGGATTTTATCCCGCAACTTCTTATATTCATCCAGTCCTTCCCACGTCATCGGATCGGGCGCATAGGCAAATTCTTTGTCAAGCACTTTGAACCTCTCCCGCATCTTCTCCAGTTCTAGGGCGAGAGGATCATACTGAGTTTGTGTGACAACACTTTGCCGGTGAGTGGCCGCATCCAACTCAAGTTTCTTTGTCTGCAATTCCTTAATCCTTGCCGCCGTCTCTTCAGGAATAGGAACTCCCACTCCATAGGGATTGGACTGCAGTTGAATTAATGTTTTCAACTCTTCATCTATGTGCCCCTTCTGCAGTTCCAATACTTGCAATGCTTGATCTTGTTCAGTTGGCTTGAGCGAAATTCGCATCACTCGATTTTTATCATCAGTAGCAAAGCCCCAACCATACTGGTTATTGACGGCGACGAGATAAGTCGGCTTCTCTCCACGTTCCTTTTGCGCCTGCGTCTTATCGTCCGATACGAGTTGAAATGGAATGTCCTCGGGGATACCCAGTAATCCTCGCACCTGTCGATTTGCCCATTCAAATGAACCGTTGATCGGCCTAACATCCGGGTCAATCAACTCCGGCGGATTGCGCATCAACGGAGTCCCGTCTCCGACCGCCGTGGGCGCCCACACTCGGCGCAGTTGCTTATTCGCCAGTTCAATCGCCGAGTCCCAATTCCCCACCTTTACATAATTTTCGGTGACGAGTGCTTGCCACTCCCTTTCCCGTTCCGCCAAGATGAGATGATGGCCGGGGGCCTGTCCCCCAATCGCTTCAGCATTATCAACCAGTCGAGGTGCATCATCAGCAGCAAATTTCCTTTGCGCCTCCGCCCGCATTTGATCTTCCGACAGTCTCTGTCCTTCTGTGGGCGCCCCACGAAGAACATTGATGAGGTCTTTCGGTTCCATCACATTCACGAGGCTTTCAAACTGATCTGCCCTCTTCTTCATATCATCAGGTATTTGAGCGTTGTACGCACTCGTGTTGAGGTTCTCAAGATAGTTGAGTGTCCTCAAAGCAAAGAGCATCTGTGCAGGGTTGTTGCTGGTGGATTGTGCCCGAAGCATACTGACCGCATCCGGCGCAAGCGCTCCGGCCTTCACGAAAGTGGGGCCGAGAGAGGTCTTCACATACGCCTCATCCTGCTTATTCAGTGCATCCACTCCACTCTGCCCAAACATCGCATTAAGGCGCTTCTTATCCTCCGAGTCCTTCGCATCGAAGGCGATGCCACTTCCAAGTTTGGCGAGGCCCTCACGAAGATCAATTCCATCCTTCTCCTTCTTATCAATAATATCGAAGCCCTTCTTTCGATCCTCGAAGTCGGGGATCATCCCATCCGCAATGGCCTGTTCAAATTCCGTCCTCCCCGCCGCACCACTTTGCAGCGAGTTATACATGTCATTCAAATACGAGGCCTGCTGTTGCTTCCTCTGCTGTTCCGCCTCGGCGTACAGTTGCCGCACCATCGTGTCGGTGTCTTTGCGAATGCTGACGCGATCCTCATACGGAACATTCGCAAAGCGAGGATTAGAGTCTATGTCATCGGGGAGGGAGAAGCGACCATCCAGAAGGGCGAGGGCCTTGGCACGATGGTCGGCCATCTGGAAGTTAACCTTATCCGCGACAGTTCCCCACGTGCCGCCCGAGGCGGTATCACTCGCCTTGAGACGACCGGGTGCCCCGGCGTTGATTGTGGAGTAGAAATCGTAGATGTCCATCCCCCTCTTAAAGCCCCTCGCCTGCAAGAAGGCCACTACCGCTTTCATCTGTTCGAGGGGGGTTTGACCCGCCCGTACGCCAAACTGGGCCTGCTCGGACGGACCAAACTGAATGAGGCCAAGGTGCTTTCCTCCCGCCCCGCCTCGTTGCGAAGTGGAGAAAGTTCCGCCAGTTTCAAATGAGATGATCGTCAAGATGTCAACGGGGGAGAGGCCCGTCTCCTGTGAGGCCCACTTCGCCGCCCCAACAAGATCGCTCGTATAGGCCGCCTCAGTCATCTTCTTATCCTTGATGACCTTCCGGTAACCGTACTCTTCCAGCACCTGCGCATTCTTCTGCTTCATCGCAGCCTTTTCTTGTGCACTATAATCGGACTCATCAATCATCCGATCCATGTCAGCTTTCCACTGCTCAAGCTGTGTATCATCCTGTGAAATGGCAGTCTTTGCGGCGTTCTGCTGTTTATCAAGTTCTCCCGCCTGATAGGTTTGCAGCCCCTTCCTCTGCGCCTCGGTCGCCCCGATCACAATCCTCCGCCTCGTGTCGGCAGTCCGCATGCGAAATTCTTCCCGCAAGTCTTCGGGGAGGGTGTTGATGAAGGTGCCCTCATAATTTTCGTATGAATTGATCGCCCTCTCCGCCAAATTCGTATCGCCGGGAGGGGAATTTTGTAACTGCTGGTCGAGGTTCAAATCAGCCCCGGTGTTGAAATCGACGAGGCGTCGAGTGGCATCGAAGCGAGCCGCTTGATCTTTTTGCCTCTTCGCCTCAGCCTCCGCCGAAGCCAGTCCGGCCGCAAAGGTATTCAGTCCACTTATCAACCCACTGAAATCCACATTCGCGGGGCGCAGGTAATCCATCCCCTGCCGGGTGATCCTCGTGTTGCCCTGTGTCGGAGATGGAACTCGCATCAGATCATTCCTCGATTAAAGGCCCACGAAGGCTTTTTCACGGTCAATGGATTTTGAGGGGGTTTCAAGTAGGAGGTAATGAGGGGTTTCGGGACCGGCTTCGGTACAATCCTCTCCGGCGCAGCCACCGAGGAACTTCCCCCAATCATCGAGGTCGGCATATTTCCCGCTGCGCTTAAGAACCCTCCAATAAGACTACTCACCCCACTAATCTTTGCCGCTTTCTTCTCCGCATCAAAGTTTGCCTTCTGGACGAGATAATTATATTCCTCCACCCTCCCCGCGTGGATGATGTTAGCGGTGTCGCGCCACCCGAGTTTCCGTGCGCTCGCTCGAGTCTGCACTTGACTTTTCCCCGCGAGGCTCACACCACTCGCTGCTTGTGCCACTTCCTGTTCGGCCAACAGAGCGCGAGTCTGCATATCATTATCTTCGCCCTCAATCCGCGACCGCTCAACCGCTCGCTCAGCGTTTTCTTTCGCCACCTTTGCGTTCATGTCCGCGACGGCAGCTTGATACTGCGCCTGCATAAATCCAGTGACGCCCGATACGATACCTGAAATTGCACCCGCTATAGCCATGGCGCCCTCATCTCATAAGTTTTATATTTGACACCGGCCAGTTCACGAACCTCGGTGAAAGGGTGAAAGCCAAAGAACTCAACGAAGCGTGCACCGATCCAAAAGTCCGCTTCAACAGAAACGACGAGGCGCGGAAAACAGCGAAGCATATGGCGGAAGGCGCGGCGAAGGAAAGTGACGAGTTGCCGAGCCTTCCGCTGACCTCCCTTGCACAGGAGAAAAAAGACCTCTGCGCCCGTTCCAAGCCATGAGGTTGGTTCAACGCCGATCACACAAAGGGGCAACTTGCCGGAATACAAAACCCACAGGCCTTTCGCCCGCCGATAGAAGTTCCACCTGATCGGACGCATCCGCATCCACTCGGCGAAACTGTGTGGAGTGAAATTGACGATAACCTTTGAACTGATCGCCCTGACGCGCTTAATTCGGATCATCCCCAACCTCCACTTCGGCCACGTAGCCGAGAACAGTTGCGGGGAGAGGATCATCCTGCACAAGGTAACTTTGTCCATCCTCACTCCAGATGGGTTCCATCAAATGATAGTAGAGTCCTGTGTAAGCGGCGGCTGCCTCGCCATAAAGACCGGACTGAACTTCTTTGATCGGATACAAATCAGTGAGGGCATTACCAGCCCTCAACCCTCGCGTTTTCATCGTCCGAATGGCAAGTGCAACCGCCCGCTTCCTCTTATTTTCAATCACTATGTTATTGCTATTAAGGGGAAGGTTCTTTGCGGTGCACCGATAGGAGAGCCCCACGATGACGCGAGAGGCCGCCTGTGGGAGGGTAATGCTACCGTCATTTACCGTCAATCCTGTCACGACATTCCCGTCTGCGAGGACTGCCACGGCCTCCCCCTCAAGATGGTGGAGGCCCGAGACGACAGTAAACTCCGCATCCAAGGTCCACTCTCCCGCGAGGGCATCCCTCGGCGTTTCGGTGAACGGTACGAGATCGGTGATAGGACGAACAAAGTCCACCGTAATTTCCGCCGGGGAAATGTAAGAGGCCACCTTTCCCTTACCTCCTCCAAATCGAAATATTTTCCCCACATCTCCGGCAGAGAAGGCAAATCCAGTGGCCGTCACCAATATTCCCGCCCCCTCCTTTGCGGCGATCTCAATGTCGAAGGGAGGATAAAACGCCGAGGTCTGCAAACCACAGTCCACACAGAAGGCGTCTTCGACGTTTTCGAAGTCCCTCCGCGCCACACGTTCAATAAATTTCGTCTTGCGCCCGTTAATCTTTCGCTGCACCATCAAATAAACGGACGAGTTATTTTCCTCTTCCAGCACGATAAGGTCAACCACCTTTCCGCGCGTTAAACGCCGAGTCCATGCGTAGACTTCCTGTTCCCGGAGGATCGTCATATTGACGATAATCCCGTCCTCCCTCGCCCCCCACACCATCTTGTAGGGTTCCTCGGCGTATCCCCACGCAATCACCTCTTTATTTTTCCCGAACATGTGAGAGGCAAGAATGGAAACGTCCGGTCCCGCATAGATTTTGAAGGCATCGTTATACGCGAGGCTCTTGATTGAACCTCCCCCGGTATCGGCAAAGAGAATTTCCGTATCAACTTTGAGGGGAGGAAGGGCCGAGGCGCCTTTATAGGATTGTGGGTCAGCCTGTACGTCTGTAGCAGAGATGCTCGCCCCGTTAGTGCCTGCCATTAACCAGATGCCACCGGAACTAAACACTAATACGCCGCCACGAGTGGGGAGAAGATGGTTGATCGGCGAAGCATCCTCGGCGTCAATTTCATGTTCATACGAGTCATTTGCAACAACAATCTCTGAAAACCCAAAGTCAGAGAGTTTACCGGGGCGGCTCCCAAACACATTCAGAGGTTTGTTGTCGAGTGCTCCATACAACTGGCGTTGCTGCGCCACCGTTACAGTATGGGGATAATTACCTTCCTGCGCGCCGAGACGGGCGGAGAGGAGCGCCCCACTTCCACCGGACACAGTGAAAGTTGGATTAGTATAGTCGTGGCCACCATCGACCACATAAATACCTGCAAGGGGGCCGGTAGCCAAGGCAGGGGTGTTAGCGATAATGGCATAACCAATGAAGCCTCCCGCGTTCGGGTTGGGATCAGTGACGGTCACGGTGTCCGTATTACCGTAGCCCGTTCCACCATTAACAACATCAACTCCAATAATCTTTCCATCGGCGAAAGGGTTATTTCCGGTAGGGGGAGTCTGCGCAAAATCGGGGGTAATGCCATTATCGACAAAGTGTCCGCCCTTACTTTGACCGATATAACCCACCTGATAACTGCGCGAGATTGCCTGCGGGTCGTTTGCTATGCGAGTACGATAGATGCGATAGTATGACGCTCCCACGAGGGGAGTCCATTGAAGGACCGCTCCACCGTCCCCAACTCGTTCATAATCAACCACATCAGTGATGAAATAATAATCCGAAGGGAGACTCTCAAGCCCTTCATCATTCACCTGTGTTACGACGAAAGCGACCGCAAAAGTTCCTCCGCGCAATGTATTGTGACTGATGGTGTGGGGGCGCTCCAATGGACTCACAAAGTCTTCAAGAGCGAGTGCCCAATCTGCCTGATCATTACGAGTAAGACGATAGGGTTTGTAAGAGGGGTGGACGAGTTTAATTGTATCTCGCGTTTGATGTCCGCGAAGGTCTTTCAAGTCTTCGGCCGCATAGGGAGACGCAAGTGTGTAAACTCGTGCAGCCTCTCCCCCGCTCACATACGCCGTAAAACCACTCGTGTCGAGGTTATTTCCGAATTGATCCTGCAGTTGGAAAGTGTTCCCACTGACCGGCCCCACCCGACAGGTTCGCCCGGCAAGTTCAACCATCTCCCCCACGGCAGGGAACTGTATCCAATCTCCCTCCACATATCCGTGCACATTAATGGTCATCACGCCGGGATTGGCCTGAGTGATACTGACGATTGTCTTGGAGTCTTCCAGAACATACGCCCCATCTTGCAGGAAACGAATGTAATCCTTTCCGAAGAGGATCAAGTTTGTGTTGGCGACATTTGAGGCGAACTTGAAGGCAAAGAACTTAGTTGGATAGGAGTCGTTCATCACGAACTCCTGCATCTCGAAACCGGGGGAGGTAGACAATCCTCCGTGATAATCGACAAACCAGTTTTCCGCGATGGCCATCGCAAGGTCGAACTTCTCAAGATCGGCTCGACCGTGATATGCCTCGGCAACCTCTCCGCCCACAAAGGCAAACTTGATCAGATCAGCCGTCATCAGATAGTTCCAATCGACAGGAGAGGGCCATTCGGATAAATGTAACGAGAGGGGGTGATGGAAGATGTAACGCCTCGGGCGAGGAGCCAATCTGGCACACTGTCAAATTCCGTCACATTCTCATTTCCCGCCTGTACGCGCGCTTCGAGGATCATCCGGTTGGCGAGATCGAGGGAACTCTGTGCACGGGAGGGCTTGCCATGGAGGGGCATTGCAATGAAACCGGCGAGGCCGTGGATCATTGCCATCCACAAATCCGCACTCCACGAGGAAGCGGGAACATCCTTTCGCGTGTATGTGAGGACCGGAGCGTAGGCGTTGGTGTGGAGGACAGGGACGCCTGCCGCGTCACCGAGGCGAAAGGTTTCATACGAGTCGAGATACCGAGGGTAGAGATGATCGGCCGGGAGGGTGTATTGGTAAATCCACGGCGGCTCAGGATCACCCGCCGCCCACGCATCTGCGAAGTCTTGTTGCGCCTTCAAGGCAAGTGCCGCACTCGCTTGACACGATCCCCATGGGGCGGCACTCAAAATCTTGTCCCGCACTGTTTCATACCAGAGGCGGCAAATGTCCGCCTCGCGGGAAGTTTCATTTGGATGGGCCACCCTCGCACGAGTGCCGATGGCACTGAGCGCAAGGTTATAGAGTGTAACCAAGTCTCGTGCCATCAGCGGCCCCTCTCGTCAGATAAGTTCGTTCTTCACAGTTTTGGCAACCGGGGGCATAGGAACCTCCGGCTTCGGCATTTGGCTGAGGGCGATGGGCTTTTGCTTCGTCGGCTTCAGGAGATCATACTGCATCACCTGAACGGGCTTTGCCGGATCGAACAACTCCGCATCGCGCGGGAGAGGAATGTCGTTGGAACCCTCTTTCCAGTCCTTGTGGAGGACGACCTTTCGGCCGTCCACCGTGTCAGGGACTTCCGTCCCATAAGGGTCCCTCCGATAGCGACACCCGTTTAAAAAGAGGTCACGGCGGAGGATCAACTTCATCCTAGTTCACCGCATCCGCATAGGCAGTCCACTTCGCATAGTCCTTCGTCAGGAATGCGTTGATCTTGCCTGCAGTGGTGGTGGTGGTGCCAGTCACGGCGAGGATGCCGAGGTAGCGCTCGTATGTACCCGCCGGAAGCCGCTGGGCGATGAGGACGCCTCCGGCGTTCAGTTCAGCACTATTCGCACCGGCATCATCAGTCGTGAAGGTCTTACTGATGATGTGATCGGTGGCTGAGCCATCCGTAGCGATGGCAGCCTGTGCGTCCGACGCCAACTTAATCACCAACGTTCCGGCAGCACCGCCGGTGATGATTTCCGTGTCGGTCTGGACAATGAGCCAAATCCCCTCGCCAATCCCTACGTCAAGATTTGCGGCGCCGAGATCAATCACATCTCCAATCAGCGCCGTGCCCGCCGCTGCCGCCACACTGACGGCATCCGCGAACTCAAGTCGTTCATCCAAAATCATAGCGTGCTCCTTTCTTAGACCACACGAGCTTCATCAGCGGCGAGACGATCGACTCGGCGCACAGGGATACCGTCGAAGGCGAGAACCTTCCGACCGGCAATGTTTTCCATCGACAGGGTGCTGTTCTTCACCGCCGATACCATCTGCTGACGAAGCATGGAACGAATGGTACGGCTGCAGTAAAAGACCGGGCGCCCAGTAACGGTGTCGGGGAGGAGTTCAATCATCCGCGTCATCACGTTGATGAGATCGGCGGACGAGCCAGAAGCATCCTTCGTCAGGTTGCTCTTGTCGATGTTGCAGGCGCGGACTACGTAGCGCCAATCACGAAGGCAGAGGCCGGCGTCCATCCGATAATGGGTGCGGTAGGCTTCCATCCTCCCGCCCGCTCCGTCAGCATTCTCGATCGTTACCTGTCCCTTATCATTGACCTGCCAACCAGCCTTCGACCCCTTCGGGATGATGCCGTGGACAGTAGTCGGACCCCACACCATCAACCAAATTGAGGTGTTGTCGGTGCCCGTACCGGCGCAGTCGATGATGTTTTCGGCGTTCGCGGCACTCAGGGAATTGTAACGGGGGCCAAAGCCGGTGAAGGCCTCGGGCTCGGTCGTTTCGTTTCCGAGGAACAGCGTGTCGGCGACTTCCTGCATCATCCCCTCAAGATGTGCGCGGTCTTCCTGCAGGCGGAACTCGTTGGTGTTACCGGCGAGATCGGCGAGGGCCTTATCGACCTCCGCATAGGCTTCCAGCATACCGCACGAGTCGGTGACCTGAATGGTCGTGCCCTTGTTGGGCTGAACTCCGCCGTACAGTTTGCGCCACGTCGGGGCGGGAATACCCGCTCGCATGGTAGTGCGGTGGCCGGTCGGGAGATTACCCTCGATCCAAGTAATGTCATCGAGGATTTCGTTGGTCTGGTTCAGAAGCTCGATGATGGTGGCGATTTTGCCATCAGGATCGGTCATCTTTGCCAAATCCAACAGGGTCGGATTTGCAACGGAAAGGGTAGCCATTCTCTTTTCTCCTACGTTTTGTCGTAGATTTTGTTAGCGATACTCGTCTGCGTACTCCCGGGAGCTCCGGGGACGAAATTGCCCTCCCCCAGTTGCGACGCAATTTTGTGCAAGAACCTGATGACGTGGGGGTTGTTTCCCGCGCCGGTCAGGTCAAAGGCTGTGCGAAGTTCGGGGGTGCCGAATTGATCGACCAGCTTCGAGATGGCACCGAGGGCCGGTTTCAGCTTCTCCCCGCCGAGGGCAGGGTCGGCTTCAACCTCCTTGCGCCAAGTTTCCTGCATATCATTCCAAGCCTTGCTACCCGCTTCCGAGGCCGACTTCGCTAATGAGGCTTGCAGGTTTACAAGTTCAGCCGCGGCGTCTCTGCCGATGCCGAACTTATTCACAAGTTCCACAAAGGACTTCGAGGTCGCTTCATCGACCGTCATGCCTTCGGGAACCTTTAATTCTTCCACCTTGAAGGGATTGACCTTAGTATCATTGGCCTTCGCCGCTTCATCAGCCTTGGCCTTCGCAGCCGCATCGGCGTCAGCCTTTGCCTTCGGCTCGGCGACAGTCTTGTCAAACGCCTCCTTTGCCGCCGCATTTTCCTCGGCGGACTTGGCCGGATCGGGCGTGAACTCCGTCGCAGCCTGAGTCGTCTGCTCAGTCGTCTGCGTCGTCAGGTCCAGATTGTTCAGCAAACTCTCGTTCGACATTCTCTTGTTCCTCTTGCCGTTCCTGCAGCATCTGCAAATAATCCGCAGGCGAGACGGTCATTATGTGGGACTGGATTTGCTGGCCCACGTTCAACTCACCGCAATTGAACGAAGTGGTGAGGGCGTTTGCGGTGAACGGGTTCCGCCCCACCTTGGCGAGTTCTAGAACCCACCACATGAACTCACGACCTTGACGAAGGCCCATCGAGGCGCGGACGAAATCATCGAGGCGAAGTCTTCGCTGCGCCTCCAGTGCCCGATAACGATTGAACCTCTTCTTTTCAAGCCTTTCGTCCATCCCCGAACAATCCCACAAAAAGCAGATAAAATCAATCACCCTCCGAGGAGTTGTTGAAGCGCATTTGCGCCTCCCCCAACGTCGGTTTCACTCAAGAGTTTCGCACTCTCCGCCGTGGGCTGCGCCGCAGCGGTCATCTTATCCATTGTCTCGGCATTACGTTGCTCCTCCTGCAACGCCGCACTGGCCTCTCTCGTATTGAGACCCTTCGCCTTCACGCCGATGTCACGAGCGTAGTCGCGGAGAAGTTCCTCGAAGTCTGGAATGGTGGTGGCTTGTGGGTAGAGGGGCGAGACATTGCCAATCAACTGCAGGAAGCGTTCGGTGGGGATGACGCCCACGGCGGACTGTGCGGCAGCGAGGATGGAAACATACTGGATTTCCAAGTGCGCATTGGCGATGGAAGGGGGTGCTTCGGGCAAGAGGTTCGCCCTGTCCATGACACCAAAGATGCGGTTGATGGCAGGATCAAGCGCCTCATTCTCGAAGCGTTCAAGAACAGGGCCAAGTTGGATCAACTTCTCCTCGCGCCTCGCATCAATCTCCGTCGCTGTTCGGACGGTCTCCAACTGAGAGATCATCTTGAACAGGTCGTTGTTGAAGATTTCCCGAATACGGCCTTGAACTTCACGGATGTCGAGGGTCAATTCGTTGATTGGAGGGGTGATTTGATAGACTGGCTTTGCCCCGGCGTTGTTGACGCCCGCGACGAAGGTTTGTCCGCCCGGAAGAAGTGCAGATGGACGATGCTGGAGTTGAATGTCCATCACCACTGGGGGACGGACCATGTAGTCGAGGGACTGACCTTTACGTTTCGTCTCATGCTGGAGTTGGATCACGTCGCCGAGGGCATCCATGCCGGGAGAGGTTCCATACGAGTCGTTGCCGGTCAACTCCCACCGAGGGAAGACGCCGGGAAGTTCGGCATAGCCCTTCGCCCGCAAGATGCGCCCTTTCGGCGCCGAGGTTTCCCAATACAGTTCCCGATACGCAAAATTACGGGGGACGAGCCGCTCATTCTGAATGTTCGGCTCGATCAAGTGGGTGACGGAAATATCCGTCTCCCTCGCCGCCCCTCCTCGGTTCCACTCATTCTTAACCTGTTCCGAGCAGTTCTCAAGCCCGAACCACTCAACCAGTTGACGAACCTTCTGCTTAAATTCACGGGCGAAGATGTTGACCTGCTGACGATCGGACTGGCCGAGATAGTATTCGCCGAGGGCCGCATTATAGCAGCGAATGACACTCTCATAATCTTCGTAGATGAGCATCCCTGCGGTGCCGAAGAATACGAGATCGAGGTACATGATGGCGAGTGCGTTGTAGAAATTACTCTGTGCCATCACGAGTAACATGCGACGTTCAACCTCATCGAGCCATTGGCGAGCGGCGAGGTCGAGGTCATCACCGAACCCGGCGAGGCGAAGTTTGAACCACGGGCGAGACGGCGAGGTAATGCCGTTCATCATCCCCGCCGCGAGGACTCGTCCCGCGGTCGTTCCCGTCGCGTCGAGGATCGTCCCGCTCTTCGTCAAATATCGAGAGCGTTCCGTCTCACTCATCAACCAAACGTAGCGTTTTGGAATGTAATAGTCCGCAATGTCTCGCCAAATATTCCACCACGGAAGGCGATCACGGCGAAGTGCCTCCATCAAGGCGATCTTCTTCTGGTGGAGGTCCTCGGCGATGTCCATGTTAACCTCCCAAAAGGGATTTCTTGACGGTCGAGGCCTTACGGGTTAGACCGGATGGGGCGGTGCTGATGAGGGATGAATAGGCGATGGAGGTGTCGTCCCTCGGCTCGAAGGTTTTCATATCAGCCGCGCTCTTCGGATGAGGCGGGGGATCGGGCTTTTTGATTTTCGGTGTCATTGCATGACCCTCTCGCGTTCATACGGATTGTAGTCGGGGGTGATGGAAGGGGGAAGTTCATGATCCGCCTCGGCGGGAATATACATATTATAGGCGAAGGTGCAGGCGAGGGCATCGGCGAGGTTTGGCGACTTCACCCCTCTCCTCCGCATCTCTTTCTTGCTTTCCAGTTGAATGGTTTCATTTCCATCCAGCCCATATGTAGGAGCGGTCAACTCATCGACGAGGGACATCTCCACCCCGTTCACCCTTGGCGGGAGGCATCCGTCCTTAAGCCAAATCCGCATCCGTCCCCAAATCTCGGCGCGTTTATTTCGATATTTCGCCCTGTCATTCACATCATCATTATCAGGAGCGGAGCCAAAATCAACTTCCACAACAGGAATGCGGAGCTGACGCAACCTATCAACAACACCACCGCCAACACCGCCTCCATCGACCATGGCCATATTAGCCCGTAGGCGAAGGAACGTAGCCGCAACACGAGAGGCCGTCTCCATCGTATCGGCGCCATAGAGAACCTCCACGCCAAGAGTGGCTGCATCTCGGCCCTTGCGGGGGAAGATGACGGAAGGGTCATCACCGAAGCGACCTACGTCAACGCCGAGGATGAGTGGGTCGCCTCGAGGCGGAAGGGGAGTGCGTTCCGTCGCCGCAACAGCCAACTCATAGGAAATAAAACTTTCCGAGTCCACACGCGGGAAGACTCCTCGGACACGAACGCGGACAAAATCACTATCGACGCCGTAGTCTTTGATCCATTCATCAATCTGCGCCTTATCGGTGATCGACACTTCGCGTGAGTCGATGGCAGCGGATTGCCAGCGGTGGGCGAACTTTCCGCCGGGAAAGCAGTCACGGAAACGGCCCTTGTTGCGAGTGGGGTTGCCGAAGGCTGCCCAAATAATCTCCGTATCCTTGTCGGTGAGGGCGCCCTCGGCGACCTCCCAGATCAGATCGGGGATGGCCGAGGCCTCATCGAAGATCAACAGGATACGACGGCCCTGATTGTGCATACCGGCAAATGCCTCGGTGTTTCGTTCACTCCACGGCACCATATCGAAGCGCCACGTATTTTCGTGTTCGGGATCGACCGAACAGAGCTTGGTGGCCGTCATATTGAAGAACTCTTTTCCGATGAAGAGGCGATACCACTTCGCAAGCTGAACCCACGTCTTTGTTTTCAACTGCGTCTCAGTGTTGGCCGTCACCACTCCTATCGTGTCGGGAAAGGTACTCATCCCCCATAAGATGAGCCACGACACCAAAGCGGATTTGCCGATGCCGTGGCCCGAGGTGCGGGCTAGCCGAATGGCTTGGCCTAGGGAGGTGAGGCCGCGCCCGAGGTCAATCAAGATTTGTTCCTGCCACGGCTCCGGGCCAGTGGCACTTTCGAGTTCTCCCGGTTCGCCCCACGGGAAAGCGAAGAGGACGAAGCCGAGGGGATCATGCACGAAGGTGGCGAGTTCTTCAAGGAGGTCCATTATGCGGCGTCCTCCCCGCGAACCTCAACCGCCGTTGCTTCGATCTGTCGAGACTGCATTACGCGGCGACGAGCCGCCTCCAGTCGATCCGCCACTCCCACATTAACATTGACATTCTTCGTCGCAGTGGGGCCGTGGCCGATCCGATCGGTCGTCAACTTTGTGACGTCCATCAACTGATTGAAGCTCAACTTTTCCGGCTCCGCCTCCATCCTCTCCCGGATAATGTCGAGGGCCTCTCCCGCGATGTTCGACAGCTTATCGAACACCTGCTCGAACACGAAGTCCCTCTTCTCCGCGTAGACGGCGAGGAGCTGTTTGAAAGTGGGGTCACTCTTCAACAGGGCGACCGTCCCCTCCGAATAGCCGGTCATCAGTGCGGCCTCGACGTTCGAAATACCCGTCACGAGGAGACGGGCGAGGGCACGGTGGCGCTCGGAGATGCGCTTGACGTGAGACTTCGGGGAAGGGGTAGAACCGATGAGGCCGAGGTCTTCCGCCGAGAGGTTACGGACGATTTCCGTAGCCTGCTCGGTCATCTCGCGGCCCTTACGGGCGATTTCGAGCCCCAAATCCATGCAGGGATGGTACGCCAAAGTGGGCGGGGTGTCAATATGGCTCGTTGCAAATTGGAATGAACCATATCAATCACCTCACGTCACCGTCACTTCCGCCGACCAGACCCAGGCCGCAGCGGTTCCGGCGCTGTTGGCGCCCTTGGTGCCGACACGCAGCTTGGTTCCCACCACGTCGCCGCCTGCCGTGCTGATCGTGTAGGTAACGTTGGTCGCCCCGGCGATGTCCGCTCCATTGCGCTGCCACTGGTAGAGCCAGCTCGTCGGGTTGTCGCGCCACTTGCCTTTCGAGGCCGACAGACCGTCGCCGTTCGACGTGCCGTAGACGGTGTTGATTTCCGGCGCTTCGTAATTCACCGGAATGTTGACCGTGGTGTTCTTGAGGCCGAAGCGGCG